CTTTGATACCTCTCCAGATTCTTCAACTTGGACAAATAAAACAGATGACCAGAAGAAAAGAGCATTAATATCAGCTACAAGATGGATTGATACTTTAGTTTTTTATGGCGATAGATGTGATGAAAGTCAGGCACTAAAATTTCCTAGAACAAATTATCAAGTTGATGGAGTTGAGTTAGCTTGTACAACAATTCCAAATAATATAAAATATGCACAATATGAATTAGCCAGAGCTTTAGCAAATGATACTGATGCTATTACAGGAACTACTGGAAAAGATGGTAATTTTTCTGAAGTAAAATTAGGGGATATACAGGTTAAATACAATACTGATAGTCAGGGTACTGGTTCTATTAATAATATTCTTGATGTTTACCCATGGCTACAAAGTTATCTTGGAGCATATATGCTTGGTGGTGCTGGTAGTTTTCAACTTAGGGTGGTTAGAGGATAATGGCAGGATCATTAGACATAGCATTTAAAAATATTGCTAAACAGGTAGTAGCTGATCTTGGATCTTCTTTTGATTCTTCTATTGTTTATACAAGAAAAGCCTCTGGGAGTTATAACACAAGTACAGGTGCATATACTACAACTGATACAAGTTACAGCATTAGTGTTCCAATTGAATTTATTAGATCAGAAGAAGATTTAGGTAAAGAGATAAGAGAGTTTAGAACCTATATAACACCTGATCTTATTGGAGATAATCAACCTGATCTTGACGATGAGATTACATTAACTTACGCAGGATCAACTAGAGTGGCAAAGATAGTTAATATAAGTACATTACAAGGTGGACAAACTTATTTGTTTACTATTCGTGGGAGGTTCTAATGAGTAAAACTCCAGTAACAGATTCTATAAGAAAACAAACTAAAAGAGAATTGAATATTCAATTTAATAATTTAATAAATAGAGTGCTTACAGATTTACCATCAGAAAGTCCTCAATATACTGGATTTTTTGCTTCAAGTTGGGATGCTAATACATATAGACCTTTAGCAACTGAAGAAAGAGTTGCTCCATGGACTCAAATAAAAAAAGATAGAGATAATGGAGTAAAAACAGCACCAATTATTGAACCTCGATACCCTCTTAATAAAAAATTTAAATTTGGACAAACAGTATTTATAGGAAATAGAGCTAATTATGCAGCACAAGCATTAGGTTCTCCAAATAGTTCAATATTGACTTATGTAGAGACTATTAGTCAGGTCGTTGAATTTGTATTTGGTGGAAGTAATATTCAGCCAGATGTAAGAGTTGCTAATAGTCAAGTATTATATCAAGGTGTTGAAGCTGGTAGAAGTGCTCCAGCATTAGGTTCAAGATACAAAAAATTATGAGTCTAGTTAATGCAAGAGCAGCTTTTGAAAAAGCTATCACAGATGCAGTTGTAGCAGCAGATAATACTGTAATCATTACTTATGACAATGTAAATTTTACAACACCTGGAAAAACAAAAAAATATATAACTACTTCAATTACATTTAATCAATCAACAATACAAGCTCAAGGTGCAGCATCAGATTATTATTCTGGTGCAATTCAATGTAATATTTATGTTCCAAAAAACAAAGGTTCATCTGATTTATCTGCAATAGGAGAAGCTGTAATAGATGGATTAACTTCGATAAATGCCTCTAATTATTCAGATCCATTTTCTTGTTCTCCTGTAGTTGGAGAAATAAGTGGGATTATTCCTGTAGAAATTGAAGATCGTTCACATTTTTTAGGAATTATATCTTGTGCTTTTTTTGCTAATAGCTGATATACTTCTAATAGCTATACAATAACATGACTAGAGCAGTTGATCTTTTAAGAAACAAGTTTGGTGTTTCTCAGCTTTACAAACATGATGTAAAGCAAGATGATGAGATTCTTCTTACTATCTATTGGCATCCGTTAACTATCGCTGAACGTGAGATGATTCAGCAAAAAACTAATTCTGAAGATGCAAATGATTTTGCTTTACAATTAATGATCGAAAAGGCTTTAGATAAAGATAGAAAAAGAATATTTGCTGATGGAGATAAAGCATCATTGAGAAGAGAAGTTGCTGCTTCTGTTTTGCAAGAAATACAATTAGCTATGTTAGAAGCTGGAGAGGGCAAGGAGGTTGAAGAGGCAAAAGCCGATTTGAAAAGCGAATCCTGATTGGTTTTTTATATATTTTCTTGCTAGTGAATTAAAAATTACTGTAATTGAACTGTGTAAAATTTTAACTGTTGAAGAGATGATAGGTTGGGCTGCTTTCTATGAATTAAAAAATGATGAAAGTAAAAAACAAGAAGAAAGAGCACAAACTAAAAGAGGTTTTTCACGCAAATCAAGGTAGAATAGAATATAAGTTTGTCTAATTAGGTCGAGATGGCAGAAAAACAGATAAATATACGAATAAATACGATTGAGACTAAGTTAAATCAGTCTCTAAAAAAGATAGAGAAGTTAGAAAAAACTATAGATAAATTAAATAAAAAGAAAGTAAGATTAAATACTTCTGCAGCAGAACAGGCAGCAAAACGATTAAGAAAAGAAATAGAAAAAGGTAATAAAATAGTTGACAAATTATTTGATACTTCTAAAAGTACAGGTTTTGGTAATTCAATAGGAAAAGTTAGAGATGAATTAAGTTTAGTTAGAAAAGCATTTGACGCTGCTAATAGTGCAGCTAGTAGGCAAGAAAAAGCAACTGCATTAATAGCAGGTAATTTTAAAAAGATAAGAATGGAAGCTGTTGCCTTTGCACAAGCAACTGGTAATAAAGAAGCTATGCAAGGAGCTATGGGTGGTAGTGTTCAGACCAGATTAAAAGAGATAAGAGGATTTCCTAAGACTATTCTTGCAGGTAGAGAGGCTATGGGTCTGCTTAACAGAATGTTGGAGATGGCTGAAGTTAATTCAAAAGATTTCTTAGATATAAGTAAGGCTATAGGTAAGCAATTAAAAATTAATGCTGATATGCAGATGGCTGCAAATGAAGCTAGTGGTAGAGGAAAGAAAAAATCTGCTGATACAGCATCAAAGAAAAAATTAGAAGATGAAAAGAAAGCTACAAGGGAGTTAGAAAAACAGAAAAAGTTAGAACAGAAAAGATTTGAAAATGCAATTAAAAATATAAGAAGGAGAAAACGTGAAAGAGATAAAGATGCAAAAATGCAAAGACAAGGTAGGTTACTTGGTGCAGGTTTTCCATTACTATTTGGTGGAGGCATTGGTTCTATTGCTGGTTCACTTGCTGGAAGTTTTGCAGCTAAACCAGGAGAAGAATTTGGTGCTCAAATATTTGGTAGTGCTATAGGTCAACAAATTGAAACTTTAGTTAGAAGAGCTAATGCTTTAGGAGAAGCGACAAGAGAAATTAGTTTTGAAAAACTTGAAGAGCAAAGTATTATTGTTAGTGGCGAATTAAGAGCACAAGTTGAACTTTTAAAAGAGTTAGGTCAAGCAGATCAAGCAAGAGCAATTATAGCTCAACAAGTATTTAAGAGAACTGGTGCAACTTCTGATGTAACAAGAGATATTAATAGATCAGTTGAGATATTAAATGCAGGATTTAGTGAATTAGCTAATAATGCCGCTACTACTTTAGGAATATTAGGTACACCTTTCTTAACTGCTATTGGTTCTATATCTTTTGCAGTTGCTCAAATATTTAAGTTCTTTAATCAGGGAGTTTCTACTTTAAGAAGTTTGATTCCAGATTTGCCTGTAGTTGATAAGTTTTTTGAAAAATTTAATAAACGCTTACAAGAAGCCATTGGTAATGCTCAAAAATTAAGAAGAGAAGTTGATTTAGCAGCAGATATAATTCGTACAAAATTAAGTATTGAACAACAAAAAACATTTGGACAAGAAGCTCAAACATTTGAAGCACAAAGAAAAAATTTATTATTACAAAAACGAATTATAGATGTTGAAAACAACGCTGCAAAACGAGAAGAATTGAAGGGAGTTAGAAACAAAGGTCTTAGAGCAGAGATAAGTGCAAAATTTGATGAACAGAAAAAAGCAGATTTATTCAAAATAGATATGCAACTTCTATCAATAGATGAAAAAGAAAGATTAAGAAACGAAAAATTACAAAGAAGAATTAATTTAATAACAAAAGAAACTGAAATACAATCAAAAATAACTGCTGCCGTAAATGTTGGAGATGAACAAACTGCTAGAAGATTACAATTTGAGTTAGAAAAAGTAAAAATACAAACTCAATTAGGAGAAGATTTAAGAAATGCTAAGAGTGTTGAAGAAGAAATTTTACTTGTTAAAAAAGCAATAGCACAAACTGATGCAGTTAGATTAAGGATTAATAGTCAATTAACTCAACAGGAAATAAAATTAAAATCACTTTATGAAAGTATTGGTCGATCAATAGAAAATGGTTTAGTTAGTGCTATTCAAGGTGCTATAGATGGAACTAGAACTCTTGGAGATGTTGCTCGTAGTGTATTTAGTGAAATTTCTTCTTCCTTGATAAGATTTGGTGTCAATGCTTTCTTAGGTAGTTTATTCCCAGGTTCTAGTTTCTTCAGAGCAAATGGTGGAACTGTTAGCAAAGGTAAAAGTTATATTGTTGGAGAACGTGGTGCGGAAATGTTTGTACCAAATGCAGGTGGTCGTATAGTTCCTAATAAAGATTTAAGTGGTGGATCTACTAATATAGTGGTCAATGTAGATGCTTCTGGTTCTAATGTAGAAGGAGATGAAGATGAAGGTAGAGCATTAGGTATTGCATTATCAGCAGC